CACCCTTCGCCGCTTCATATGCGCTTTCGGCAAGCTTGCGATTGTCATTGGCAAGCGCAATTGCCGCTTTGCCAGCTGATGGCGCTGCGGTTTGATAAAATCCATCAAGCGCGCCATTCAATGCGGACGTACCTGCCGCCGCGTCATAGGCCGCAGTTTCAGCCTCTCCGGCATTATCCCTGAAGATCAAAAAGTATGCCGCCGCTGCGCCAATTAAACCAGCCGCAATACCAATCGGCCCGCCCAGCAACATAAATGCACCTTTAAGAACAACCACTGCTGCCGATAGAATGCCTGTGGCCGTTGCCCCAGCCATTAAAGCAGTTGCTGTTGCGGTAAGTGATAGAACCATTGCAGGAATTGCAGTTGACGCAAGCCCAGCGATCAAAATTCCCAAAACGTCAAGATTTTCACCAATAAAGCCCATGACTTCGCGAAACTTGCTGCCAGTTCCAACCAACTCAAGAAAGCCGTTTGACAACGCAATAATCGCGGGCGCAACCTTCGCCGCCATGATGTTGCCAAGACCGCCGAGCGCCATTGAAATCCGCCCGAATGCGTCATTCGCCGCCTCGATCATTTCAGCGTCAAACTGCGAAACCGCAATGCCAAAATCATTCTGAAATTTGGCGGCATTAGCTGCCTTTGCGGAATAATCAGAAAGCATATTGATAGCGTCTTTGCCAGACCGCCCAAACACTTCCATCGCAAGCGCCGTTTTCTCGGCAGGGTCTTTTACCGCGTCAAGGCTTGCCGCAATCTTGGCGAATTGTTCATCCGGAGAAAGCCCTTGCAAATCCTTGATTGAAAGCCCCAGCTTTCCAAACGCATCCGTTTGAAGCTTAGTACCTTGTTGCAATTCGACAATATTCCGCTGCATCAAGCCAAGCATTGACGACAGCTTGCCGCTTTCGATCCCGGCCTCGCCAGCGACCAACGTCATCTTTTGAAATGCTGACGTTGTCAGGCCAAGAGTGCGCGCCTGTTTTGTCAAAGCGTCTACATTGGCAAGGCTTGATTTGGTCAGCGCAATTAATGCCGTGCCAGCCGCAGCAATGGCGACCGCGCCAACCTTGGCAAACCGCGCAAGGTTGGCTTGTGATTTTGATAATGCCTTATCAAGATCGTCTGTTTCTGCGCCAATTTTGACTTTGAGATCAGGCAGGGCCATTGTTCATCCAGTCCTTCAATTCGTCCAGATCATGGCGCGTTAGCTTACCAGCATAGTCACTGCCCTTGTCGCGCGGGCTTTTATGATGCCACTCGCAAAACCATTCCGGCAATGTCATCTCCCAAAACTCGCTTGGTGACAGCCCCCACTCGCGCCCTATTAAATAGAGGCTGTCCCAGTCTATTGCTTCGACTTCGCTGCCTTCGACTGCGGGGATTTGACGGCGGGGGCCTCGGGCTTTTTTTCGTTTGGCTCGACTGGCGTGATTGCCGTTGCAACAGATGTTGCGATTGCATCAATCTGGCCTTGCGTTGCCGTCATGATGTAGCCGAAAACTTCATCCTCGGTAACGACAGCGCCGCCAGCCTTTAGGAACTCCGCAGCGACAAAGGCCAGCGACGGTGCGCTAATAGGCCCAACCGCAAGCCCGTGCATCAACACGGCGATATTGACGCCCTGCCCCTCAATGCGCCGCAACAACTTATTGGATGGCGTGAACACATAGTCCACGCCTTCCCACTCGATTGTCACATTCCTAAACACGCCCATTTATGGGGCCGCCGTAAATGTGATTTCGCCGCTGGACGCGATTGAGGCCGTGAATGTGGCCGCGTCATCGTGAGGCGCGCCGATTTCAAAGCTAGAAAAGTGGAATTGCCCCGCAACAGTGCCGATACCGTCGATGTCGATTGTATAGGTACCAATCAATGCCGTAGTGACGCCAAGCGCCGCCGACAGCAAACTATCGCCATCCAGCAAGCCCTCAACTGACATATCAACGGATCGCACGGATGCGTCGTTCAGGAACGTGCGCCAGCCGTCATCGCCCTTGTCCGTGATGTCGATTGCCTCGTTGTTGATCGTGATACTGTCCGACCGAGCGCCAGCAACAAGCGTGCCGGTGGCAACGTCGCCCTCATAAATTCGGATTTTGCGGCCTGCTAGTTTTGCCATCTGGCAATCTCCTGTTTTGAAACCTTGTTACGTTATAACATAACGCTTTCACATTGGGAAGCGTCAGCCCTATGCGTTGTCGTATTGCGCACGGAATAGCATAAGCCCGCGCCGCGTGATGCCGTCCGGATCCATGCTGAATGCCGCGCTTTCATTCCGCGTTAGGATCGAGGCGCTGCCCGTGATGGTCAATTCTTGATCGTGCAGCACGTCATAGACAAGCCCGGCGATTGCTTTCGCCTGCGTGTAGTTTGCTGATCTTGTCCAGATGTCCACCTGAAACGTCACGTTGCCGCCGTGCGTGCTTTTGGTATCCCATGGCACGAATGTGTCTTTCCCGAATGTGACAAAAGGGAAATAGGCCGAGCTGTCGCCATCAACTTCTGGCACGTCCGCAAATATAGGCGTTGTACCCCACTCAGTTGATAGCGCCACCAATATAGATATGCTGCCCGATAGCTTGGCAAATACCGCGCGTTGAAATCCATCCGCATTCATTTCATAATCCTTGCCAATGCCGTTTCAAGGCGCTTGATGTATTTGGGCGCTGCTGCCTCTATCGCTGGCAACCATGCCGGGCGCGGTTCAATCTTGAGCGTGCCAAATTCCAGCATCGGCCCATACTTGACTTTGTTGCCAACCTCGGCGGATAGCTTGCCCGTGCTTTTGAAGTCAGTGCCAGATACAAGCCGCCCAGTATCTGTTGCAGGTGCCTCACCTGCCGCCGATGATCTATGCGATGGCGAAAGGTTTTGCTTTCCGTTTGCCTTAAATGCCGCGACTAGCTTATTCGGCCCGCCTTCGGTTGGCTTGCCAGCATATACCCGCATCAATCCATCTTCACCCATTATGCGCCAGTACGTCACGCCAGTCTTTGGCCCGCGCTGATACCGCTTGATAATGTCCGACCGCACGTCCATAGCCGTTTGCGTCACAACCTTGGCAATAGCCGCTTCGCCTTCTTTGCCCAACTTGCGCAGCGCCGCAATAAGCTGATCCCCGCCTTCGACTTTCATATTGACGCGGCTCACGTTGCGACCCCGCCAGCCAAGTCGATCTCAAGCCATTTCTTGCGGCGTTCAAGATCGTTGATGTAAGTGATATTAAACGCGCGCCCGTCCATCACAACACGATCCGCAGGCGTCAGGCCCGCGAAATAGCGCGTTACAATGCGGTCCTTTGTTTCCGCGTTCACTCGGTCGGATGTCAGCCGCTCATAGCCTGAAAGCCCCTTTGCGTGCGCCTTTGTGGCCTTTAGCGTGGCCCATGTGTCAGCGAACCCGCCAGCCCCATCAGACACCCGCGTTTTGCGTTGGAACGTAATCGCCGTGCGCAACATCCCGGCATTGTATTTGCAGCAGGTCATTATGGTTCACCTAGATCTGGTGAAATGTGAACTGAAATATATCCATTGTTTGGAAATGTTTCTTTTGTTCCGTCGCTATATGTCACTTCAAATTCGGCGTTAAAAAACCCATAGTTTAACGTGTCACCAACTTGCCATTGGTACGAAACAATGCCACCAGTTGCATTCAATACGTCTGCGCTTGCAGAAATAATTGAACCCATGTAAAACATGACATTTGCGTTAGTTAGATTTACAGGGCCGTCATCAGTAGACAACGCATATTCAATGGCGGGTGACGTGTCGTTTCGTTTGATGAAAAAAGTCATACTTTTGTCGCCCTATTTTGTGCGCCTGTGATGGCAGTGGCAATGTTAGCGCTTGTTCTGCTTGTGACGATATTAGCACTTTTCAACATTGTAGCAAATCGCCTTAAACTAGCAGGCTCCGTTGATCCTATCGCCGTCTGCGCAGATGCCGATCCAGATCCAGACCCTGTGATGACCCGCAACCCAACGCCAGTTGATGTTTGATTTGCGGATGATCCAAAACCATTGCCCGCAATAACTCGATTACCAAATCCGACGGATTGTTGCGATGACGCCAATCCATTGCCGCTTCCCGCAATAATGCGAAGGCCAATTCCCGTTGCCGTTTGGGCAGATGATGTTCCGGAACCTGATCCAGTTGAAACAATAGATGCTGATCCGTTTCCAACTTGGGCAGACGAAAAACCATTACCAGACCCGACAACAATTCTGATGCCGACGCCATTGGAAGTTTGGGATACTGATATCCCAGATCCTTGACCAGCGATGATGCGGACGCCGACGCCCGTTGCCGTTTGGGCCGATGCCGTTCCGGTGCCAGACCCGCCAACAATCCGCAGTGCAATCCCTGTAGCCGTTTGGGCAGATGATGTTCCGGAACCTGATCCGGTAATAACGCCTGCTGATGCTTCAACCCCATCATCACCTAACGGAGCGGAGGCGAGAGGGGAAAATCCTAGCATGTCTTACTCCGGTTTAGCTGGCCACTCGACAGCAAACGGAAAACCCGTCTGTGCAGTCACATCGCGTAACGCTTGGCGGTAGGTAGACCAAGCGGGCGACATGGTGTTGTCACTCATGGCCATCCAGTCGGTTTGTGACAGTAGGGCGTCACGGTGGTTGCGGATATTACGACCTGCATCCTCTGCTGGCAGATTGCTGACATCCCACCCTTGGGTCCACGCGCCATTGACCTCGGCGAGCGCCGTATGTGTAAGCGTCTGGGTCATATAGTCAAACGCAGGCTGGTCATCCACCGTGTAGGGATAGACGCCCCAGCCCGCTAGAAGCGCGTCACTTGGCGACTTCGGGAAGGACGTGTTCGGATTGTCACGACGCAGTTGCCCAATTGAGTATGTCTCAGGCTGGCCGTTTGTGATCTTTAGGTGTGGCATCTAAGCCTCCGTTTTGGGTAGCGACATAAATTCAGGCTTGGTTATGCTCTCGACACCAAACATCCGTTGGGTGACTTCCACGGCGCAGTGCTCGTATTTCTCAGCCATATGGTCGAGGAAGTCCTCAAGGTCTGCCGCCGTAGGTCTGGCACCGTTGGTGATGCTCTCGTCAGTGGCGGCGATGTATCCTGTGATTTCACGCAAGGCGATCTGGATATGCACTCCGAATTGCTGGA